CTTCTGGCTCTGAATCTTCCTTTACAGATTCAGCCTCAGTAGTGGCTTGTTCGTCAGCTAAACCTAATCTTTCTGCATAAAAGGTTGTTGCGTTATCACTTGTTACTACACTACTTGCTTCTCTTACTTCGGCCATGATTTCTCAAGCTCCTCTGTTATTTGATACGAAAATACTACTAAAAATAATTCTTGTCTATTTCTTTGATTCTTTTTTGGCTTGCTTGATCAAAGATTTTTGTTCTTTAAGTTGGGCTTTGTCCATGCCAGAAAACGGATTGGCTTTACCTTCTGGCTCATATTTAACGCCAGCTTTACGAGCCATTTCCTTCATTTTCCATTCAATTACATTTGCGCCTGTTACTGTTGCCATATATCCTCCGATTAGGTTGGCTTAATTATTGCTTTTCGTTTAATTCTTTTAAAATTGCATCTATAGCACCACGTTTGCCTATCTTAGCTTTGAGCAATGCATATTTTGGATGTTTTTTTGCTCTTTCATCTTGTTCATTTTTAGGCTTTTTAGTAGGCATTTCATCAGCTTCTTCCATTGGATTAAGCTTCTTTGCCATATATTCAGCACGATTTTCTGATGTAACAATATCTCTTTCCATTTTAAATTCCTCTTTCGATTGCTTCGTCTAAAGCTGCTCTTTCATTACGCATATCCATTCTAGCCAACAAAAGAGCTAATTGAGCCTTCATTTGCTCAATTTCTTTTTGAGTTTCAGTTTTAATAACTGTGTCATGAGCCTGAGTAGAGGTACGCATTTTTGAATCTTCTCTACGAACTTCGGCATCAATCTGAGCTTTCTGAAGCATAGCTTTGTCTTTTTGCTCTGCAACACTAGCACCATACTGAATATCCATTTGCATAGCCTGAATCTGCTGTTGCAACTGCTGGATAGTTTGTTGAGATTGAGCCAACTGCATTTGAGCTTGTGGAGGAACTGGTGATTTCTCATCAATTTGAGCCATTGGATTAGCAGCAGCCAATCGGTCAGCAATAATGTCTGCACCTGGGAAATCTGAGTTTCTAAAGATTAAGTCACCAGCAGTTTGCATCAAATTAGGATCAACTGAGAGCATCTGAACCATTGAATCAAAGGCTTCAGCACGTTTAGAAGCATAGCCTGGGCCTGTTTCCATTACCACGTCATATTGACCTACAGTTACATCATTTAATACTGTTTCAACGCCTTGATCATCAACGCCTGGCTGGTTAAGAGTTACTAACTCTCCTTTTCCATCTGCACCAATGATTCGCAATACTCGTTCTTTGTCATAAATATGAGGAATAAGGTCAACAATGATTCGCCCAGTTTGACGAATAGAACGAGTCAAATTGTCGTAATAATGGAAGTTAGTCATATCGGTTTGCTGTTGCATACCATTTATGGCTTTTCCAGATTGATTGCCATTAGGAAGCTGAGTTGGATCATAAATACCAACAACTGCTTTCAAGTCACCATCTAAACCTTGTAACGCTGTAACCATTCCTGCTGGAGGTGGTTCAGGTTGAATACGAGTAGGAACTGGAGCTGTTCTGCCTTCAGAGTCAGTTTGTTTATAACGCAATACAGGCATCGACTTGATGTTTGCCTGATTCCATTCCATTTCATGACCTTCATCCTGACCTTCTGCAAGGAGGAATTTTGCCTTTGGAGCAAGGGCAACAGATTCAGTAAGGGCAGTTGACCAGAAGTTATACATACGCTGTGGATCTTTAGCCATACGAGTAAGGCCAAACTTCTTCTTTTTGCTATCCACAATGAGTTGTTGACCATAAACAGGCACAACAGGAATATAACTACCAGCCCAATCCCTTTGTTCAAGGATCTGCATACCAGTTAATTTGCACCACTTAATCTGCTTTTTAATGGTTTCACGCTTAGAAACGACATAAATGCCAGCATCTTGCATGACTGTTTCTTTAGGCTTTTCATCTTCATAGCAAGTGGTTCCATCAGACAAAAGCAACAATTTCATGCGCTTACGTTCTGTATAGAAGTATTCTGCTACTCGAATATCTTCCCTTGTAATCCATTCGGATTGGCTATCTCCTGTGCCACGAGGAGTAAAGCCACCGCCATCGTCTGCGCCTGGATACATTTTACGAAAAGCTTCTTTGCTGATCACTTCAGTAATTAAGCATTTTTCTGCATCTGAGCCATCAGGTTCATTGGAATTAGGATCGAAATACACCATAAATGGGTTTTCAATGCGCTTAATATAGATTTCCTGATCAAAGCTATCAGGTCTTGGATAGTCATGAGTAATACGCCAATAGCCCCATCCCATACGAACTGCAAAATCAAAAGCATTATCGTAAGCAGAATCAGCATCAGATTGGTTTTCAATATGTCGGCAAATGCCAGTAATGATCTCCGCTACTTTCTCATCAGAATCATTATTCATGCCATGAGCCTTCATACGAGGCCGTTGCTGTCTTTGCTGATTAGTAATTTGTCGGCAATACGCATCAATCTTGTTGATGGTCAAATAAGGTCTAGATTCTAGTAATCGGCTATTTTGGATTTCTACAGGCCATTGATCACCACCAGCAAACTTTAGATCGTCTAAAGCCTCTACTCGGTTGTTTGAATCATTGTCGGAACAAAATCGCAGAAACTCTTTAGCTTCTTCAATTACTCCTGATTCGTAATCATCGCCATCTTCTGTGGAATAGATACCACCATTGCCTGAGTCATAGACCGCCATATTAGTTCCTTGTTAGCTCATCCAGCTTGACACATCATAATTCATCGGCTTACGTTTCACAACTTTCTTCTCTTGAATCATAAGCCCAATGTACCTAAAAGCATCTGCTCCATGCGAATAATTGTCATGAAGTGGCTTTTGACTAAAAGCTTTGGTGTCTGGATCTACATCGTACCGATAATGTCGCAAACAATCTAGCCCTGCTGCCGTATTATTTTTGTCAAAATAACATGATCCAAATATGGTTCTTGCAGCATTAATTGAATCAGCAATAGGAACCTTGCCAATAATTCTGACGTTATAGCCTGAGTTGCGAACAATATCTTCTAGGCTCCTACCGTTAGCTGCCAAAGTCTTATTTTGAGCATCATGAGGCAAATATAAGGTGTCATAGACATATCCGAATGTCTGCATCCTAGCCAATATTTCGCTGATTGTGGTCTGAGTTGTTTCAAAATAACGGATTAGCCTGGTTTCCATACCTACAAATTGAACAAACCAAACCGCAGTTGCATCAGCCCATCCAATATCGAATACCGCCATTACTGGCTTAGTAGCATCGTATGGCACATTGGTTATTCGTTGGTCTTGCTCTGCTCTAGCCATTTCTTTAGCAAATACAGCTCCATCAATGGTTGACCTTGTAAAGCCTTCCCATACGTTCTGATAAGCCTCAAAATCCCTAGTTCTTAGGGTATTTCGTTCAATATCCAATACTTCAGGAAACCAAGGGTTATCGTTCCAGTTAACTTTTTGCACTACAGCATTATCAGGAGGACTAATGACAAACCGCTTATAGGTTTCATCTGTTGGCAGTTCTGGATTAAAAGTAATCCAAATTTCGCTATTTTCTTTACGAATGGTAGGGATCAAAATATCCCAAGAAACTGCTGTTACGTTGTTTGCTTCCTCTACCCAGCAGTAATCAATGCCCTCAATAGACTTTAAGCCGTTGATATTGTTCTTGATTCCAGCAAAGATAAACTCTGTGCCATTTACCCCTCTGATTGAGGTCTGAGTAATCTCATATAGGCTTTCAAGCCTTAAATTGTAGATTTGATCTACCAAAAGTTTGTGAACTGAGTCTTTAATGGAAGTCTGAAACTCCCTAGCGCATAAGATTCTGACTGTTCTTGTTGCACCTATGCAGAGTAATGCCCTAGCTACAGAATGAGATTTACCAGCTCCACGCCCACCATAAAGAACACGATAACGGCTGTTTTTTGGTTCAAATAGGCATTTTAGTTTGGCAGGAAATTGGGGCCAAATAACCCCTTTTTCGTCAATCTTTGTTTCCATCAGGCTCTACAAAGCTCATAGCTATTGCGCTAATGACTGTTCCATCAGATGAAGTAATGTCGGTAGCCTGTATTGGCTTTCCTTCTACTCTATCCATAATGATGCTTAATGCAGCAAGACTTCCATCTTCAGCTTCTTTAAAAATGCCTTCAATAATCTTTTCCATCTTTTCAGGATTGGCAAGAATAAACCTTTTCATCTGCTCAGTAAAAGGCTTCTTCTTAGCATTTTGATTGCCAATAGGAGCCCCTACCTTTTTAGGTTCATCAGGAATAATTGATTCTTGTTCCATGTCCATGATTTTATTGGATATTAAAGTTAGTAAACAATTACTTACTCATTAGCCATTGAATCGCTATTAGCTTCAGCCTGATCTACATCAGCTTGCACCTCTGGACTATTTTGCACATTCTTCCATTGGTCTTGCAACTCTTGTGGCACTCCAGGTTGATTGATAACTGCGTTCATATCCGCTTGAATTTCATCAATGCTTTGCGGAACAGGATAAGGAAGGTAAAAATTAGGGCTTGTCATTCCGCTACTACTTCTACTGGAGTTTGCTCTTTTACTTGAGGTTCAGCAATAGCCTGAATTTGATCAATTAGGGGTTTAGCAAATCTATACGGCATTTGGTCGCAATAAGACAAAATAGCGTTTAGTTGTTCAATAGTGAATGTTACGTTCATTTTTTACCTTTCGTTTTCTTTGTTGCTTCTTTTTTAACTGCGTAACTAATGGCAACGGCTTGTTTTACTGGTTTACCAGCTTTTACTTCGGTTTTAATATTTTCTTTAAATGCTTTAGGGCTTGCTGATTTTTTGAGTGGCATGGTCTTGCTCCGAGTTGTAGCTTTTTTAAGAGCTGGTTTACGAGGTTTATCTTCATCTAACAACTGCTGAAGTCTTGTTTCTCTAAATTTGGCTGATTCATTGTTAAATGCTGCCCAAGAAGTGATGATTTGTTCTGTGGTCATAGACTTTGATTTCCAAGGCCATGCATTTTTTAACCATTTAAGCATTTTCAGACTCCTCTTGAAAGCAAATATCTTGCCAGCTCATGACTAGGTATTTAACGCCATCTTCAACATAAGGGAAGTATTTAAGATATTCCTCGCCTTTGTCATCGTTCATAGTGCCAAATCGAACTCTAGCTCCTACTTGAATAGGCATATCTTCTCTGCGACCACCTGATAATTTCTTTCCAGGGCCTACAGCTATGACTGTACCCATGTTTTCTACTTCTTTGTTATCAACAAAAATAATGCTAGAAAGCTCTCGAACATCAGGTTTTACAACAATTTTGTCTGCTAATGGCTTTAAATTCATGCTTTTCTTGGCCTTCCTGGTTTCTTTTTTGGTTCAGAAATCAATACTGGTTCAGTCATCATTTGAACTATTTGCTCTAAAGCTAAACTTTCAGTCAGTTGCCACTCGCCACACCAATCGTCATTGGATTTATTAACGGCAGAAGGGAATCGCTTACAGATTCCCATGCGTTCACCTACAACGAAAAATAGACAGGAATTACAACTGTCTTTATTCTTTTCTACAGCCATTAACTTCTCCGATTAGTTTTTGGTTAGAAAGCCTTGGGAGGTCACGCACCCAGGGCTTTCGCATTACATAGGGTCTTTTTCGTTTTTATCTTCTGCGCCATAAGCTGTGCGCTTATGCTCATAGCAAACACCAGCAGTACGGCCTGTGTTGAACTCTTTGTCAGAGCCAATAGCATCTTCTTTGCCCATAGCGACACCGCCACGAACTGCTTTAGCATGACGTTCGCCTTTAGTATCGGCTGCATCAGCACCTTTAGGAACTACTACACCCTTGGCTGGTACGCCTTTAGTGCTGTTTGGATTAGTTGTTTTGCCCATTGCCATTTTAATTTTCCTTTTGCAAAAGAAGCTACAAATCGTAGCTCCGTTAATTTTAGGTCAATCTTAACCCATGTCAAGCATTTTAATTAATCTAATGGCAGCATCAACTGAATCTATCCGACTGACTGCTCCACCTCGCCAGGTTTGCATAAACTTTACTTGAGGATCAGTAAATGCAGCTTTTGAATCTCGCTTAATCTCAACTAAACAACTTACGCCTTTGTAGCCAATTAACAGATCTGGACAGCCTTGGCCTACTCTAGAAAGATTTAAAACAGAAGCCCCCAACGCTATAAACGTATGAATTATTTGATTTTGGTTTTCATCCACTCGTTTTTTGTAATAAGTCATTGGTTTTTTCTATTAATTCTTCAGGGCTTATTCCCCAATAAGATGTAAATCCTTTAGCCCCAAGTGCGTGATAACTGGAATCTCCAAGTCGATGATGGTAAGCGCATAAGGGGATGACAGGCGCAAGATTTCTTTTTCCTCCATACCTTCTAACGTGATGCATTTCCACTTCTGTATCGGTTGTTTCAATTCCTTGCTGCCTACACAATATGCAGCCCAATCGTGTCAATTTTGCATAAATCTCTTTTTCTGCTTTGGTTGCCATTAAAAAAGTTCCGTTAAATCGACATATTTAAACAATGTTTTAGGAACATCATAATAAGCTTCATGCTTAGTTTCATCACGCATTTCTATGGTCGGAAAGCTTAAAGCTTTTGTTCCTGTGATCCAGTAAGCATGAGTCATATCTTGGTTTAATGCAAAAAACAGCGTTTTAGGTATTTCTAGCATATGTTTTTTTCTTACAGGCACATGGATTGTAGGAAAAGGACAATGGGGATTCCAAGATCTAACCTCAACTTCGGCAAACCCTACAGGAACAGAGCCCCTATGAATAATTAAGTCTGTGCCATAAATATCAGGATTATCTAAAGCTGTAAGCCCCCATTTCATAGAAATCCATTCAGCTACCGCAGCTCTAGCTGGAGGATCGTATTTGTCATGAAGGGCCTGATCAAACTTTTTTATCTTCACCAGCAATATCCTGTAGTTTTAAGGCCATTTCTACTAAATCGGTAGCAATTTCATAAGCTCTTTGCTTATCTTGTTTGAGCATTGCATCGTAATAACCATCCAAAAGCTTTTTGGATA